TAGAACTTATTGATCAATTGCAACAACGTAAGCAAGAACTAGAGACAGAACTTAAGCAAGTCTTTCCACCTATTGAGCATGAAGAATGGTTCGTGCCAAAGGTTAACAACAAGAACCGTGGCTATGTAAAGGGCGTACCATTCCGTAAGGTAAGGCAAGAAGAATTTAATCCTGGCTCCAGGCAACAGATTGTTGAACGACTCAAAGCTAAATACAACTGGACACCTGATAAAACAACAGAGAAAGGTAATCCAATTCTTGATGATGATGTTCTTGAAAAGCTTCCGTATCCAGAAGCAAAACCATTAGCAGAATATATGCTAATCAAGAAGAGACTAGGTCAATTACAAGAGGGTAAAAATGCCTGGATCAAACTCGTTTCTACTGACTCTGTTATGCACGGTGATGTTGTTACCAACGGTTGTATTACAGGAAGGTGCAGTCATCGGAACCCGAACATGGCTCAGGTACCAGCAGTATACTCACCCTACGGTAAAGAATGTCGTGCGCTCTTTCATGCTCCTGATGACTGGACTCTTATTGGCGTTGATGCAAAAGCGTTAGAGCTTAGGTGTCTTGCAGGATATCTAGCTAAGTGGGATGATGGTGCATATGCAAAGCTTGTTGTTGATCCTGAAGTTGATATACATACCTACAACCAAGAGATGTTTGGTGTAGCTACCAGAGATATTTCAAAGCGTTTACTTTATGGTTTGCTATACGGATGCGGTTCATTAAAAGCAGGAACTATTATTGATTCGAATGAAAAAGATGAAGCAGTTCTGCGTAAACAAGGAAGTACTGCAATCAATTCATTCATGCGTGGTGTTCCAGCACTTCAACAACTGAAAGATAAACTTGCATTGAATTTGACACAACGAACATATCTCATTGGATTAGATGGCAGGCCACTGTACTGCCGTTCAGAATTCAAAGCTTTGAACGTGTTGCTCCAAGCTGCTGGTGCACTGATTATGAAACAAGTCGTAATCAATCTACATAACAACATGCATAGCCAAGGGTTTGTTTATGGCGTAGACTGGCACCAACATGGAATGATTCATGATGAGATCCAGCTAAGCTGCCCGCCACACCTAGTGGATGCCGTAACAGCACAAGCATTAAAGTCATTCCCCCAGTCTCAGGAATTCTTTGGATTTGCCTGTCCAATAGAAGGTGACGCTAAGACTGGTAAGACTTGGTTTGATACACATTAATTAACCCGGTCCTAAGCATGACCGTGTAAACTGCTTTAACACACTCTCTACCAGATGTATGAACTTCTCTTCATTCTGCGCTCAACTCACTGAAGATCCACGCGAAGTATTTACTAGTGCTACATCAACAGCAGTACGCTGCAACGCAGTGCTACCCCCTGTTGGTAACAAAGCTCCAGCTCCAATTGAAATCAATGCCTATGGCAAAAGTGCACAACGCTTTATTCAACTAAAGAAAGATGCACAGATCTACTTGCATGGCGGTAGGTTGCGTCATGATCTTGAGTCACGTACCTACTCAGTGCATGGTGGTGTCATTGCTGTAGTCAATGATCAGTTCCCTATTCTGAATACAGTTATTCTTAGTGGACGTTGCATCAAGGATATTGAGCAAGGTCCCAAGGGATTTAATACAACTGAAAGTGGTTTGATGATTTGTAATCAAACACTGTCAGTAGTTACAGGAAAAGGTCAGGCAGACCTATTCAACTTTTACGCAATGAATAAAGCGGAAGACAAGTTGAATTATGCAGAACTACTGTCTAACTTCACACGCAAAGGTGTGGGTCTTACGCTCCAGGGGCGTTTGGTTGCTGATGCCTGGAACGATAAGAAAACCAATGAGCGTCGCCTTAACCTCAAGATTATGCTTGTGGCTATGACGCTGGCACCACGGGCTAACAATGGTGCGATCCAACCACAGAACACCGTGCCAGAAGGTGCACCTGTTAAAGGGTTATGGGGTGGCAAGACTGCTGATGACATTGCAGAACCCTGGGGTGTCAACACAGGTACCATGCCTGACCTGCCCGATCGGTTTGCGAATAGTGACAATGAAGAAGAACCCTTCTGATCGTCACTAGACTATGGTCCTGAGCATGACCTTAAACTGCTCAGCTTCCTACTACGAACAAAACTACGATGCCAACCAAGTCATCCAGTGCACTCGCAACACGAGGTCTTGATTCATTCTTGATGTTCCAGGACAAGAAGTTTGTTTCTGGTTATCAACCTCTTGTTACAATTCAACCTCTCAACAAATCAAAAACACGCGGATGGTTTATCCGTAAGTCTGATCTTGATAACTGCGGTTGGACTGCAACCGAAGATAATTTCACTCCCAACTCTGTGATCTGGGACTATGAACAAGTCTTTGGGATGCCACCTAATACTTCAAAGGAGGCAGGTCTTAACTTCACTGCACCAAGGCTGCAAATCCTTTTACGTTCTCCACTGATGGTGGAAGAAACATCTGGGATGCGTCAGACAATTGGTACGTTTGAAGATCCTTCTGTTAAGGAGTTGTTTGATGCAGATAAAACTGCAGCAGATCTTGCTAACAGTAAAGGTGAAATGTACCGTCGTAAGTACAGTGTACGTACCAAATATCTGGTCTATGTCTTGACCAAAGATAATAAGCGTGCACATAAGACGCCTATTGTCTTAACACTCAAAGGTCTTAACGGCACGGACATTTCCGAAAAAGTAAAGATCTTTGAAAAGGAAATGTCTAAGTGTCTTAGTAAAGCACTGGACTCTGAAGTGCCAATGATGTTCAACGAGAAGTTTTATGCAACAACTGTGTTCATGCCTACACTTACAAGTGATATGCGTGGCGCAAACAATGTAGAGATCTGTGCTGTTGAATCATTTGAGATTCCTGATTACTCAGATCAAGACACAGCAGTTCAATCACTTAATCAATTCTGTATCCCTGATGACGATCGTGAATCAACCTGGAAGTTCCAGGAAATGTACGAAGACTACATCAACATCCACTCCAAGCAAGATGCTGATCGGCTTAATGGTGCGTATGGGATCAAGGATGGAGTACAAATTCTCCCCGAATCTCGCGGTAACAAGGGAGGAGACATTGATGTAAAGTTGTTACCTTCCAGGGATGAAACTACTGGTGAGGATTTTCAGTTCTGATCTGTAAGTTCTTTGGCCTCACTGTAAAGGGGGGCCTTAAACTTTTCACTCATCAGTTCTAGTGAGTCCTTAACCAAACCTTTAATTGCAATCTGTCTGGTCGTTGCTATCTTGGTAAGCAGTTCAGCAATCTTCTTCAACTCATCCACTGAATTACAATCCTTAATATGACGTAACATCTTTTCTTGCCAGAACAATTCCTCTGGACTCATTTCAAATTTCAACATTGAATCAACTCAAATCTATTCCATCACAATACAATGACTGAACACACAACCGCAACTGAACTCAACACCGCACAGAAACTTATCTACTCACGTACTAATATCAGAAGAGCGTTCCAGGATTTTGATGAGAGTGACATTGCTGGTCTTTATAAGTCAGGCTCTAATCTCCTTGTTGTTCGCACTGATGGTACTGAACAACTTCTGCCCGAACAACCAATTAAAGATTCCTACGGTGCCTTCTCAAGTAGACTAAAAAACTTCTTTGCATATCTAGGTCCTAACTACAGAGGGCCTAGCATCTGGCATCATGGTGCTTATGTCATTCTTAAAGGTTGGAACTATGCATCTCAACTCAGTCACAAAACTCCACCAGCCCTCATGCAAACAAGGTGGATTGATAAGTTTGCTGCCATACAAGATCAAGAAAAATTACTTGCTTTGCTCCAAGGAGATCAGACAGACCTTGGCCATCTGGTGGCTCCTGATGGTATGCGGTTCAGTATGCCTGGTGCAGCTCTTAATCGTCTTGGTGATGATGAAGAAGATTCTAGTAGCGTAGCTGAGGATAATGACATTCATGAACCATGGTGCAGCTGTGGTTCATATCAATATCAACTCAATAACTTAGCTGAGTTCCAGGCTGAGATAGAGGGCTTTAAGCCAACCTGCATTCACCTGTCGTGGTTCCAGCGGTACCGTCAGCTGCTTGTGAAACGCTCAGAGCTGCGGTCTACACAACGTGGTCAGACTGCGCAGAAGGCAACGGCATGGGCTTATGCACCACCTGAGGAGGGGCAACAGGATGGTAAATTCATGATCATTTATACAACACAAGGGTCGATGGCACCGCTAAATTGCTGGAAGGTATACAAACCAAAGGAGAGCTTCACTCAGGATGATGCCTGGGATCTATTTGACTCCATGCTTGATAATGAGTTTGTTCCTTTCCCTGCGTTTGCATTGCCTCAAGTCAGCCACATCTTTAAGAAAAACAAATGACTGATCTTTTCAAAACACATTTTGATGCCATTGAGATTGGCAGCATTCCTAACGGCAACCGTCGTATGCTAGTTGCTATGATTGCTGACACAGCACCCCAGGAGTTTGAGTACGATTGCATTACTGCATTGATCAAACTCACCGTGGATCAGTACATGGACCAGGGGACGCAGTATGGTCCTTATGATGAATCAGTTGAACCTGACTGATCTCAACTAGACCTAAGCATGTCTCTAAACTGCATATCATTCCATTAACTCACTTCATTCAATGTTTGACTTCATCATTGCTTCTGTTGTTCCTGTTGCACTTGAGCTGGCTAAAGAAATTGTGTGGGCTGGCCTTGGCGCAATCTGTGCCTATGGTCTAGGTCAAGTAGTGAGCTGGTTCCAGTGAGGTATAACAAAGAAGTCATAAAGCTTGCGTCGAGCTATGGGTTTAAACTCCTGCGCTCACGTAAGCATATGATCTTCAAGCACGAATCTGGTGCACGTCTTGTTACTGGTGCTTCTATCAGTGACTGGCGTGCATTAAAAAACATTGAATCTGACATTAAAAAAATCCTATCCAACAATGACTCAACAACAAACAAACACTGACCTTAAACGGTTGACAACCTTTGAATTAATTAAGCATCATGCTGCCTTGGAAAGCAGTCTTCCTTTACTTACTCCTGAATCCCAGGAGTTGGTCAAAGCTGAGATGGAGCTTTGTGCTACCTTCAAAGCTAAAAAGCTTGATCAGATTTATTACGCATGGGTCAATAACGAAGACGCCATTGAACGCGCCAAGAAAGAGGAAGAGTTACTAAAGACGCAACGCAAACATCACGAATCTCAAGTTAACCAGATTAAAAGCCTGTTAAAATACCTGCGTAACTACGTGCCAATGGACGGTAGTACGCTCCAGGGGGAGAACTATCAGTTTACGTTTACTAAACTAACTGATCTTAGCGTAGAAATTAATTCAGATATTGAGGACTGGACTCAGCAAGAGCGTGAGAAATACTGTATTGTACAAACAGTTACTACCACCAAACACACTGTAGTAACATCCTTGACGGGCGAAGTGCTTGATGAAAGCACTAAGCCTACAACAAAAACTGAAACCATACCCAATGTCGATGCAATCCGTACAGCTTATGAAAAGGGAGAGCAACTTCCCACAGGTGTCAAAGTCCAACAAAACTATGCAATCAGGCGCAAGCGACTACTCAACAAACCAGTGGACGCACTTTCACCCAGCCATTCAACAGAGCTTCTATCAGAACTTGCAAGTGCCACAGGGTATTGATGACGCTCGTGTCCGTATGCAATGCCATAACCAAGCAGTGTCTGACTTTGATTTGCAGCTTGAAATGGTAGATCTTGAATTGAAGATGTGCACGGATGAAGAGGGTGTGTTGCCGTACCAGGAGAAAAAAGTTGAAGAGCTTGAAGAACGTAAACTGAAGTTGCTTGGTGGCAAACGGTTTCATGCCAATGCAAGCAGTTGCTATTGGTACTATTTAGCCAAGGAGAAAAACTAAAGCATGTAGGATGGTGTTAACGCCAGGGGTACTATGACTAGCGACGAAAATTTAATCAGGTTGTTAGCTGCGTTTACGCAAGACGGTACCCCATTGCCTGCATTAATTGGTAACAAGTTAGAAGGTCAAGTCACAATTTTAGTGGCTGGCCTTCTTGCTAACTCAAATGTATGCTCTGAACTTGATGCTACGGAGATTGTAGATGCTGCAATCAACTATGCCAATGTTATTCAAGAAAGATTAGGGCATTATCAAAATTCACAAATTAACTCACTAGAAAAACTACTTGACCAATAAATCTGGTATCCTATTAGAAACCCATTTGCACCCATTAATGGAAACAATTGCCAAGCCGTCAATTACGGTTTCATTTCAAATTGATATTGACCTTGAGTTTGATTCATTTAAAGGTAAGACACCCGAGGAATTTGCTCAGACTGTAGAAGATGATGCAATTGATGCATTGCTTGAGCTGCGCCCCGAAGTGCTGGGTGTCTTTACTACAATCAATAACGTTGAAACCCACGGTTGCTGATGGACACGCAATACCTAGATAACTGGGACACCAAGGCTGAACAGCAGAAGGCTGACTTCATGGAGCACATGTATCGTTGCTCAGGGCGCACCAACGGGCTTTACACGGGCTTATGGCAAGCGTTCTGTCTGCAAGAAGCTGGGCCGCATTGTCGCAACCTTTACTTTGAACAGCAGCAAGCATTGAAAGAATATCTGGATTACCAAGCAAAGACTTGATCCTTCTACTCGCCCGCCGTAAGGTGGGCTTGTTAGTACCAGGCTTATCAATGGCTGACTACAAAAATCATTTCGATCTTAATGAATGGTACAAAAACCATTCAATTTTTGACATGGAGGACACTACACCAATGACCAAAGACAAACACGAAGGTCTTCACGACACCACTAAGTTCACACACGATTTTAAAAAAGTGTTTGGCCCAGGAGAATCTGATGTCAAACAACGTAACTACAATCACATCAAAGATCAAGTACGTGAAATTATTGCTACGTATTTAACCAGTGACTGGGAAGAGGATGATGACCTGTCTCCTGTTGAAGTTTTTAATGCAATAAAAGAAGGTGTAATGGAAGAAGCACATTGGTATGACAAGCACAAGAACCGTTGCGATGACTTGTGCAGCTTGTTGTTTGGTCATAAGCCAATCAACTTAGGATAATAAAATTGTTCCCGATCAATCAAATAATCGGATTTTTTCCGATTGTGTATTATTTTTTGACAGATCGGGAATAAAATAAAAAAATTTTGCTAAGTGTGTAGGGGATTAGAATAGGAAAATAAACTGAAATAAACGTGGCAGACATCACAATTCAACGTGTAGTTAATGCCCAAGGACATCCTGTTGAAATAAAAGCGGGTAACGCTGCAGCAGATGCCTTTGGGCGACTACGTGTTTCTGAACCCTTTACATTATTTGAATCTTCTTTTCGTTACGGTGATAATGGTAAGTGGAGTACGTTAGTTTCAGGTAGCGGTACAACAACATTTAATGAGTACCAAGGGCTTATTCAGCTAGGAGTAACAACATTATCAGGCGATAAGGTTTACAGGGAAACAACTAAAATTTTTCCTTACCAACCGGGGAAATCTTTGCTTGTCATGAACACATTTGTCATGGCACCAAAGCAAAAAAACCAAAGACAAAGGATTGGATATTTTTCTGGTGACAATGGTATTTTTGTTGAGCAAAACGAAGACGGTGAACCTGAATTTGTTCTTCGTTCAATTGTAAATACTTTTGAAATTGCTACACCAGTAACAACTTCAATTATTGTTCCAGCTAATTGGAATGCGTTTAGCACAGCAAGTGAAGTGGAAATAAATGATGGTATTACAGTTACATTATTGGATGGTGCAACATGGTTTATTGGTACGACAGTACCGGAATCATATATAGACACAAAAGTAAAGCAAAGTAACTGGGGTTATGACAAGTTAAATGGCAAAGGTAAATCAACGTATACCTTAGACCTAACTAAAGTACAAATCTTCTGGGCTGACTTTGAATGGCTTGGTGCTGGCACTGTACGAGTAGGGTTTGTAATTAATGGTAAATTTATTCATTGTCATTCATTTCACCATGCAAATAAGATTGATAGCACTTACATAACAACAGCATCACTGCCTTGCCGTTACGAAATTGAAAACCTAGATACAACAACAACCAGTGGAATTCTTAAACAAATCTGTTCAACCGTTTTATCTGAGGGGGGATATGAATTAAGAGGAGAAGCACATTCTGTTGGTACATCTATTAACAGTCCATATGATTTAACAAGCACAGGAGTACAATATCCAGTAGCTTCGATTCGTTTAAAATCTGGTAAACTAGATAATGTTGCAATTCCTGTAGGCATTAATTTGCTTGGCTTGACAAATAATGCAAACTACAAATGGTCATTGATTAAAAATGGCACAACCTCGGGAGGAACTTGGACTGATGTGGGATCTAGTTCATCTGTTCAATATAATTTGAGTGGTACTTCCTTTAGTGGTGGCACTATTTTTACTGAAGGTTATATTGCGGCTTCTCAACAAGGCACTGTTGCTACTGCTGTGTCTAGGGGAGATTTATTTAAATTCCAATTAGAACGTGATTCATTCACATCAACACCATATGAATTTACTGTTGTGTTAACAACTGACAATGCAGGTGCAGACATTGTTACTGCAGTTGATTGGGAAGAAATTTGATAAAATAAAAACATTAACAATGTAACTATGTACACTCCTGCGCCAGGTATGCAACCCGCCAATGTTGCCTTGAAGCAACCTGATGAAGCCACAAGTAAACCCAAGGCATCTTCAAAACAAAAACCTAAAACAAATCTTGATCAATTCATTCGTGAGTTGACTGGTCTTGCTTCGTACATGAATGAGTTACGGATGCAAGCACATTTAATTCATTTCAATTATGAGGCAGGTAATTTTCTTGGGGTGCATAAGTTCCTTAAGAAACAATATCTTGCCCATGAAGAACACTTTGATCGCATTGGTGAACTGATCCGTTCTATGGATTACTTTTTACCTATGTGTTCAGAAGGTATGCGTGAAGCATGTCCTTCGTTTAAACATGTAAAAAAGTACCAGGCAAAAGATATGTTACTTACCTATCTAAGTAACCTGGAAGATCTTGGTATGGCAACTAAAAAGACTGAGGCTGCTGCTGCCAAAATCAAAGCTATTGATGTTCAAAATTATCTCAGTGAGTTGTGTGAGCATGCATTTAAATCCGCCTGGATGGTAAAGGCTACACTTCGTGGTTAAACTCCTTGCAACCACTAAGTTCTTGCGCTATCGTGTGCCTGTTGTTTATTCCAGTTAGGCGTCCCAGTCAGCAGCTGGGTGATCAAGTCAGGTAAGTTGCGCGAGCCTCTGACGTTTCTGCTACTACTGAGCCAGGGTGTAAGCCCTGGTTTTTTTGTGTCAAGTACAATGAACAATCCTATGGCAGTTGGCACATAACACTTGGCACTTTTTAATTTCTTTTTCTATGGTGTTCCAGCCGTAGCCATGTGCTACTAACCGGGATATGCTTTCTTTTTTGTCATCGTTGTGGTGGTGAAACTCCAAGGCTCTGTGATCATTCCAGCCACACTGCTGACAGCTAAGGTTTTGTTTGTATTGAAGGAACTGTTCTCGTAATTGCTTGCGACGTTTAGTATTCCTATTCACGCAAGAAGAACTGTCTTGTTTGATTATATACAAAAAATCCCGGTATTTAACCGGGAAATGTATCCGTAACCACTCCAGGAACTCTTTGTTCAAGGAAGGGATTTCGACTATTATCCCTAGAGCTTTATTGCTCCGGTGTCAGCATATCATGACATTGGGGAATTACCGTCAAACTTGATGTGATCCAACAAGCTGCCGGTGGGTTTAAATTGATTGGCCGCAAACTTTTCTACGGTTTGCTCCAGGGCTTCAATCGTTTCAAGACGTGAGACGCAATCAACCAATGCGCTAAGAGTAACTGGGTGCTCAACACGAGAACCAAACGCTACAGCCTCACGGAGATGTGCTGCAGCAGCATTGATTGATTCCTTGACAGAACTGCTAAGAGCCATGAGATAACCAAGTAGTCAATTTACTTTACATCAAACATGCATGAATAACCATCACACTTGATAGGTTGGTTATCCCGAAACTCAATTAGTTTTTCCCGTACAAACTCTAGGTCTTCAGAAGACAATGTAGGTGCAGTACCAAGGAAGAATACTTTATTAAGAACTTCCATTGCGCGTGGATAATCTTTGGCATTACCTAAGTGTTTATAAGCAGGATGTAACAATAAATTACCAGCAAAATAGTTTCGGGTTTGAATGCCGGATTGTTCCAGGTGTTGCTGAAGACCATGTTTGATTTTGCTGTTGTTACATACAATTGGTACGCCAAACCAACTAGTCATAGCAGAATCAGCTTCTTCGATAACGCGCACATCAATAGGGTAGTCATCAAAACAACGCTGGATATAACCATAATTTGCACGACGCAATTCATGTATATCATCAAATTTTTTCAGTTGTACTTGACCAATAGCACCTTGGAGATCCAGTGGTTTCAAGTTGTAGCCAATCTGACTAAAAACGTATTTGTGATCTACAACACCATCATAGCCATCAAGCCATTTATCAAAACGTTTACCACACGTACCATTCATTAATGTGTTACAAGATCCTACGCAATAACAATCACGTCCCCACCAGGCAAACTGCCTAGCGATGTCAACAACTTCTTCAATGTTTGATGACACCATCCCACCCTCTAGGGTGGTGATGTGATGTGCAGGGTAAAAAGATGTGGAAGAAGCTACTGAATATTCAGTAAGAAATTTATTTTTCCATTGAGATCCAAGTGAATCACAATTATCTGAAATAAGTTCCAGGTCATATTCTAGGCAGATGTTTAAGAGCTTATCAAAATTGCAAGGATTGCCAAGAACAGGGCTACTGAATACCGCAACGGTACGGGCATTGATACTTTGGGCAACTTGATCCAAGTCCCAGTTAAGATCAATCCAATTGATGTCAACAAAACGAGGGACCAAACCATTTTGAATAATGGGGTTTACGGTTGTGGGAAACCCTACCACACTCACAATAATTTCATCGCCGTCCTTCCAGCCGAAATATTTCTTAAGAGCAGCGATCATTACAAGGTTAGCGCTGCTACCACTATTAACCATTAACGATTTTTTAAACTTAAACTTATCAGAAAACTGACGCTCAAACTTGGCTACTTCTTTACCTGCTGGATACCACTCCCCTTCTGTCAGGGTGTTAATAGCTGCTTGAATTTCGGTACCGTCAAAATACGGTCCGGAGTACAAAACTTTTGAGCGTGACATAAGTCTTCAATGCCTTCTTCTATATTAACCACAGGTTTAAAGCCAAGGCTACTAAGACGATCTACATTTAAATATGTACTGATTGCCTGGGTGTAGGTGCCAGGGGGGTCAATGGTGTCAATTTTAGACGGTGATTTTAGATGCCACTTGGCTTTTGTCAATAGCTTGTGCAGTGATTCTTTTTTACCTGTACCAATGTTGTAGATTGTATTAAATTTGCCTGTATTAACAACGTATTTAATACCACGACAAACATCAAACATATGAATGTAATCACGAGCAACACCACGAAACACATTAATATTTTTGTGTTCTTTTATATCGTTAATAAATTTGTGTAATGCATTACGTTTCTTGTTGCCTGTATCTGGTCCGCCATAGACATTACCTAGCCTTAAAATACGCCATTTGATATCAAAAGTATTGCAATAATCAATGACTAAATTCTCAGCAGCAAGCTTTGTAATTGGATAAAAACCTTGGGGTTGACACCAGGCCTCTTCAGTGCATTCATCATGGTGTTTGCCATAAACAAACCAACTGCTTATAAAATTAAATTCATTGACGCTAGCCTTGCGACACGCTTCTAATCTCTTGGTTAGTTCCAGGAGGTTTGTTTTGATGTCAATGGTTGGATCTAAGTATATGTTGTGGTTGTCTGTAGTGCTAATTAGGTAAAGAACTCTATCTGTTTTGGGTGGCAAGGTGTTTCTATTGATCACCCAACCACCATAAAGACCTTGGAAGTAGCTGCCAATCAGACCACTACCACCGTAAATACTTAAGTCCACTTTTGGTTCTCTGCTCTGACTGGATCATAAGGCCAATAGTCGATAGTGCCACCAATATTGAATGGAGATTTAAAACGTTCTGCACCAGGGGCGCCTCCCCATTTTTTCATGTAGTACTTAAGGTTGTTTGGAAACGTAACAGAGTTGCGTTTTTTAAATTCGTTACGACTATGCAAAGTACTGCTTACTTTGTGATCAAATTCTAACGGAAACATTTCCCATTCAAGACCAACAAGACTCATGCGATAACGATGGTCATCATCTTCGTAATATGCAGGAAAGAAATTTTCATCCATCATTCCGACTGCACGGATTAACTCAGGGTTAAATACCATGGCTGAGTAACCATTCTGCGTTGGATCACAAAGCATTGCTTTGAATGGTTGCTCCAGGCGTTGCGCTAATTTAGATAATTCACCAGGGGCAGGATGCCAGTCGCACGAAAAAATAATCCAATAAGGTTTGTCGGTATTCTGTTTAACAATCTGGTTTACAGATCCAGAAAAACCAACGTTCTTGTGGTTGTTGATAACAACAATTTCTTTGACGATATCCGTTTTAGTTCCTTGTATGCTACGTATAATCCTGCGTACTTCGGGGAATTTACCTTCGGAGTTATCAATAATGAAGTAACGGTTGACTGGATAATCAATCGAATCAAATTGTTTGCGCAAATCTTCGGCTCCGTTTAGGACCATGGTGCCGATCATCTCCAGGGGTTTGGCCATGTCAAAAAGGAAGTGTCAATCGAATAAGTGTCACATCAATAGCTGATACCAGCAGGAAGGATATCAGTATCAACCCCAAAAGCATATCAGCTTTCATTTAAGTTCTGGTATAGAATAAAGCCAATATACACAACTTCTAATGGTTGTCGCTAAAGATTCGGAAACAGTCCTAGACATTTATCAGCGCGATCCAGAGCTATTTAATCAACTCAATAAAAAACCTGCACGGATCACACTCAACGGCAAGAGGCACTATAATACTCCGTTTTACACTGGTCCAGCAGCTAGTGTTACCACCATAATTTCTGATACTGCATCCGAAGCAAACAAGAAAAAGCTTGAGATGTGGTCCAAAAATAACCCAGGAGTTAAAGAGCAAGCTGCTGAGAGGGGTACTGCAATCCATAGTTGTATGGAGCATTACCTAAAGAAAGAAGAGTTTGAGGTGCCAGAGGACTATATGGACTTCTGGGATGGCATGCCTAAAATCTTGGATCAGTTCCAGGAGGTGATCTGGGCTGAAACTCCTCTGCTCGACAAACATCAATTTGCTTTATCAGCGGATGGTGTAGGTAGGGTGTGGGGTCGTGACCATGAAGACAGGCCATGGGTTGGAAGTCCTGACATCATTGGTGTTGCAAATAACAAACTGACACTTGCTGATTTAAAGACCAGTGTCAAGCCTTATAGCAGGTGGTGGCCCAAGAATTTGGAGAAAGGTAGTACGCAATGGCGAGATCTCCTTTCAGGTAATATGAAGTTTAAGAAGGCTTGTCTCCAGATGGGAGCTTATGACTTGGGTATCCAACAAACATTGGGTATGAAGGTACAACAAGCTGCTGTAATTGTTTCGACTCCAACAAAAACACAACTGTTTAAAGTATCACGTCGTGCATTAGACGCATATAATGAGAAGTGGTTGAAAGTAGTAGAGCAGTACTACGAACAAATCAAGAACTGTGTAGTGTATGACCCTGACTTGGTATGATGCCCTGGATCCGTGCTTTTATATCTGACTGTATTGATGCTGTTGTCAAGTGGATCAAACGTGTTTGGTTTGAATCCAAGCTGAAAGCACGTCTAACAATGATCGAATGGCAACATAAGATTGAATTTGAAAAGGAATTGGAAGACAATTTTAAACCCATCTATAGTGAAGAGCCGCACCAGGAGCCTGGGACTGAAGCTGCAAAACTGGGTGGTCCAATGAGACTCACTGCGAAATGGGTAAAGGAAAACAAAAACTAAATTTAGCAAATCCTTAGCCGAATCTTGGCTAGGGTTTCGTAGGATGAAAGAAACAACCGAAGATGTCCCCATGGAAATCACCGTGCATGAGGGGCAGTGGATTGCGTCAATAGAGCAGTTAATGGAGACTGCAACTATAGACGACATCTTTCTGCTGCCATCAATTATTCATCTTCACGCGTTTGAGGAAGTTAACAAAGAATTCTTTCCAGACAAAACCTTTCGAGCTAAACTGAACTTTTAATTCAAGATGATGAGCCAAAATTCACTCTCCCTTCGTCCTGGTGAAATTCGTCTTGATCTTCTCAATATCGATTGGCCGCTAACTGCGTTAAACGGAAACAAGGCTCCGTATATTCCTGGATGGCAAAACAAACCACTTTCGCCCCAGGAGATTGAAACTGAGATTACTGAGGACAGGTGTAAAGCTATTGGCCTGATGGGTGGTCCTGTCTTCAATGAACCCTATGGTCATGTATGGGTTGATATTGATGGTGCATCAGTATACAAAACCATTGAAGAGGTATCACAACAAACAGTTGAAGAAGCCTTACCCAAAACACTGACCATTTGTAGTGGTAAGCCTGGTCGTGAACGAATGCTATACAAGTTATCCAAAGATAACTGGAAGCATTTTGCACGTAACAAATATGTATGGCATGCAGAAGGTGATAATGAAAAACTAGAAATTTTATGGAGGCGGCACCAGGGTGTGCTGATGGGCCTGCATCCCGAAACTGAAGGGTACTACACCAAAGAAGGCTGTGACTTTAGCTGGGTAGATAAACTACCTGAGCTTCCGCAGTGGTTAATGAATGACATCATTAACAAAAACGTAAGGCAAGGTAGTCCGTTCCAGCAAACATCCAGGATTGTTGGCTCCAATTTTGCCATCAACTCCTACATGTCAATTGAACGGGAGATGAAAAGGGCAAAAGAAGCGTTATGGGCCTTGCCTCCTGATGCAGCGGATGATTATGACACCTGGATCATTATTGGACAATCACTACATTCATTAGACGAAAGTTTACTTGAGGAATGGGATGAGTGGTCCAAACAATCCGATAAATACATTCAAGGTGAATGCCAAAGGCGGTGGCAGTCATTTTCAAAAGGTGGTGGCAGGACCATGGCATCGTTGATTGCTATGGCAAAAGAAAATGGCTGGCAAGATCCTGAAGCATCAAAAGAACACATGGTTACCAATGTAGATGACGATACCGTTGAACGTTTAATCCGTGAACTGGAGGAAGGAGTTGGCATGCCAGATAACAAATCAGTATTAGAAAAACCAAAGAAAAAGAAAAAAGAAAAGCGTAATGATTGGTTTACTAATGCAGTAGAGGCAAATCAAGAGGACGATAAGAAACCAAGTCGTAACCCTTCCAGTGACACAATTGCTGCAATGTTATTGGGTCAGTACCAGGGGAATCTGTTGTACTCGAAGATGCATGATCAGTTCTTTATGTATGGTGCCAAGGGGCCAGGGCTTTGGGCTGGTCTAATGGAGATTGAAGTTAAGTCTGACATCAAGAATAAGTTGGATGAGATTAAAGGTGCATTGCTACCTCGTGGTTATTCCATGAATCTGATCAATGACATTTATCTGCAATTAAAGTTGGCAGTGCCATTTGATGACTGGTCGGAAGATAAAAACTTGCTTTTGTTTAATAACGGTGTGCTGAATATTAATGAACGCAGGTTGATGCCATTTGATAAAGAACTATATATGACCCAGCGTTTACCCTATGATTACGACCCATCTGCTAAGTGTGAGCCAATCATTCAATGGTTGAAGAATACGCAGGATAACAACTGGAAGCGCGTGCAGGTGCTAAGGGCATGGCTTCGTGCTGTACTTCTTAGTTGCTCTGATATCCAGAAGTTTGTTGAGATTGTCGGACCAGGGAAATCAGGTAAATCTAGTTATGCCAACCTTGCTCACGCATTGGTGGGTGATCAAAATGCCATGATCTCTAGCCTTGAACACCTTGAGAAAAATAGGTTTGAGACAGCAAACATCTATAAGAAAAAACTGTTGTTGTTCAATGATGTTGAGCGTTATGGCGGATCGGTTTCAGTACTAAAGGCACTGACTGG